ATGATCCGCGTATGCCACTATTGAGACCGGAGAAAAGTACGCGCACAACCTTTGGTAAAGGCTAACTGTCCTTTTAGGATGTAGCCTTTTTTTATTTAACGTAATTCTGGAGAAAACAGAATGGCTACAAGTGCAACTCCAAATGGTGCAGAGCCGATTGGTACTTGTTCGAGCAGCGGATCCTTTTCAGGAAAAGTTGTTCATATCAAGATTGCCTCGGCGTATGACACCGCTATATTCTATGGAGATTTTGTGAAGTTGGTTGCAGCAGGTACGATTGAAAAAGACGCTGGAACAGCTTCATTGACCTCTATAGGTATTTTTCTGGGCTGTAAGTACACAGACCCAAGTACAAGTCAAATGACCTTTAATCAAACATTTCCTGCTGATACAGCGGCTTCCGATGCTGCGGGTTATATTTTGATTGATCCTGACGTATTGTTCAGGATGCAAGGTGACGCGACTATTGCTCAATCTGGTCTTGGTGCAAACTTTGCTGTTGTTCAAACAGCAGGTTCAACCACGATTGGTCGAAGCAAAAATGCTTGTGATGCGTCTACAGTTGCAACTACTAACACACTACCGATACGGATCGTCGATTTTTATGACGGACCTTCAAGTTCGGTTGGTGATTCTTTCACTGATGGTATTTTCCGCTTTAATGCAGGTCATCAGTTAACCAACGTTACAGGCATATAAAGGAGAACTAGCATGGCTATTTCAAGAGCGCAGATGCTGAAAGAACTCCTGCCAGGGCTTAATGCCTTGTTTGGTTTGGAGTATGAAAAGTACGAGGACGAACATGCTGTTATTTATGATACAGCCTCATCAGAGCGTTCGTTTGAAGAAGAAGTGAAACTAAGTGGGTTTGGTGCAGCACCTGTGAAGGACGAAGGAAATGCAATTTCTTACGACACCGCGCAAGAGGCTTATACCGCTAGGTACAACCATGAAACGATTGGAATGGGATTTGCAATAACGGAAGAAGCGATGGAGGATAACCTCTATGACTCGCTTTCTGCTCGTTATACCAAAGCCCTAGCACGTGCAATGGCTTATACCAAGCAAGTAAAAGCAGCTAATCCGCTTAACAATGGTTTCACCAATTCTTACCAGACAGGTGACGGGGTTAACCTCTTTACTGCATCTGGTGATGGTGTTACTGGCGGTGGTGGTCATCCGAGAGTGGATGGCGGCACGAACGATAATCGTCCTGCAACAGCGGCAGATTTGAATGAAACTTCATTGGAAGCAGCAATCGTTACAATTGCGGCTCTAACCGATGAGCGTGGCCTTCTAATCGCAGCTCGACCAAGACGTTTGTTGGTTCCGCCTGCTGGAATGTTTATTGCTACACGGCTTCTTGAGTCAGATAAAAGAGTCGGTACGGCGGATAACGACATCAATGCTGTACGCAGCATGGGTATCGTTCCAGAAGGATACTCAGTCAATCATTATTTGACTGACTCAGATGCCTTCTACATCATTACTGATGTGCCAAATGGCTTGAGACACTTCGAGCGTACTGCTTTAGAAACTTCAATGGACGGTGATTTCGATACTGGCAATGTGAGATACAAGGCCAGAGAACGGTACTCTTTCGGGGTATCTGATCCACTTGGAATTTACGGTTCACCAGGGGCGTAAGTAGAAAACGGAAGGAAGGCGGCTTATTAATACATTGGTGAGTCGTTTTCCTTTTTCCTGACTGTCGTAATAATGCGGCAGACACTAGCCACGACAGGAGAAAGATATGGCTAACACGACATTTAACGGACCAATTAGGTCTGAGAATGGTTTCAAAACCATTGATAAAACCTCCGGTACAGGAGCAATTACTGATGGCCTAGTAATTAATGCAGACGGTAATATTTTCACCGATGCTGGTGGGCATACGCAATATGTTGCAGCAACAGGTTATGGACCCGCAGACTTTATCGTAGGTAAAGGCGGTAGCCAGTACGGTACTGTTGATCCATTTACTTCAGGACTTACAGAGTTATTTCCTTTAGGCAGCAGATTGCTTTACGGTAATACTGTTTATGCTTATGGTCGATTGGCTGCAACTGCTGTTACGGCAGGTAAATGCGTAACTCACGCAGCTTCAATCGCACATCACTTTGATCTAACGCCAACCGCAGGTGTCGCTGCCGGTGAAACTGCAATCTCAGTTGAAACCGCAGGTACAGACATAACGCTAAATCAATACGCAAATGGATATTTGTATGTTAATGATGCAGCGGGTGAAGGGCAGATGCTCAGAATTAAATCTAACCCCGCCCACGATCATTCAGCAGACCCATCTATCGTAATTACTTGCTACGATGATCTAGCCACGGCTATCACCACATCTTCAAGAATAACTTTAATTCCTGATCCAAGAAGCGGTCAAATTGTTCAAGCAGCTACAACGACAGGCGCTACACTGGGTGTAACAGTAGTCGATATGGCTGCTAGTGCTTACGGTTGGTTCTCAGTTTCAGGCCCAGCGACAGTATTGACTTCAGGCACACTGGTTGTCGGCAACCATGCAGTACCGTTAGGTGCCGCAGGTGCAGTTGGACCAGCCGCTGGAGATGTTATTCAGGTCATTGGTACAGTAATGATCGTTAACGTAACGACTGATTACTCACTGATTAACCTCACTGGTATTATCTAGGAGTCAATTATGGGAACTCGACTCACAGGCTCTGACGTAAAGGCGGTCAATTTGACCGCCGATACGGTAGCTTTAGATGCGGATGGTATTTCAGCAGCAGCATCAGTAGGCAATAACGCTGCACTAACTATCGGAGGCGCTTTAGCCTCTGGTGGTTCTTGCACGTTTGATGCCGGCAGAGTTGTAACCATTCTGTCAGCTGGAAACGATTCTGCAATATCATTTACAGTAGTTGGCACTGATGTCAACGGTGATTCGCAAACCGAATCAATAACAGGTGCAAACGCTGGTACAGCTACTGGTAGCGCATATTTCAAAACCGTTGCAAGCATTACGGCTGTGGGAAACCCAGCCGGTAATGTTTCAGCTGGTGTAAATGCATCTGCTGCTGATGTTGTTTTTGCGGGAAGAGCTAGATTTGCGGGTATCAATCTTGTCTGCACCGGCACTGCTGGCGTGTTGGATTTTCTGACGACCAGCCCGACCGGCACTAGTATTTTTAAGGTTGGCACAGTGGCGTCAGCAACAGCCACTAGGGATTTGTCAATTCCTGATGAGGGAATGGTATTTTCAGACGGAATATACGTTCAATACACGGTTTCGACCTTCAACACGCTGACGGTTTTCAGGTCATAAGATGAAGAAAGACCCGCGATTGGAGAGAGTCGGCGTGTCTGGATTCAACAAGCCGAAAAGGACGCCTAGCCATCCGACCAGCAGCCACGTTGTCGTGGCCAAGGAAGGCGATCGCATAAAAACCATACGCTTTGGCCAGCAGGGCGTGACAACGGCGGGCGCTCCCAGAAAAGGAGAGAGCGCACGCCAAACTGCTCGGCGGGCGAGTTTTAGGGCGCGACACGCCAAAAATATTGCCAAGGGCAGGATGTCGGGCGCCTGGTGGTCTAATCAAGTAAAATGGAGCTGATCTAATGGCAGTCTCAGGATCAAAAGATTTCGAGCTTGACGTAGCGGACTACGTTGAAGAGGCTTTTGAGCGCTGCGGTTTAGAGCTCCGAACTGGCTACGATTTAAAATCGGCAACCAGAAGTCTTAATTTGATGCTGGCTGAGTGGGCCAATCGAGGTCTAAACCAATGGACGGTCACTGAAAAAACAGTGGCCATGGTGAAAGACACTGGCACCTACAACATTGACAGCACAAATGCGACAGCGCCGATCGATGTGCTAGACGTGTTTGTCCGCGAAACACTCGGTGGCACAGACACTGATATGCCGCTCAATCGAATGAGCCGCGCTGAGTTTACGCATTTGGCGACGAAATCAACCACTGGAAAGCCAAACCAAGTATTTATCAACAAACAACTTACGCCCACGATCACGGTCTGGCCGGTGCCCGACAAGTCCAGCACCTATACCGTGCATATGAATGTTCTGACCAGGATGGATGACGCAGATGTAGGCGCCAACACAATGGACATTCCCTTCCGGTTTTATCCGTGTCTGGCCGCTGGTTTGGCGTATTACATGAGTTTAAAAAAGGCGCCCGAGCGAACCGGCATGCTTAAACAGATGTACGAGGAAGAATTTGAGCGCGCCAAGTCACAAGATGAAGACCGCACAAGCTTTAGGATTGCTCCTAGCTTACGCGGATATAATTCCGCATAAAAAATGGCATACGCAAGCGGCAAAGAGGCTTACGGGATCTGTGACATCACTGGATTCCGATACAATCTTAGAGAGATGAAAATGACTTGGGACGGCCTTTTGGTCGGCCCAGATCAATGGTCACCTAAGCACCCGCAGATTGATCGAAAATCTTTCCCCGCAGATCCGCAATCCTTAAAAAATCCGCGCCCAGACACGAGCGACGACAATAATAAGTTTTTGGTTTATACAAATGTGGGCGATGGTATACTCGGCTCGGTGCTGGACACCTTTGAGGTTTCATGTAGCGTTGGCGAGGTCACGATAGAAACATGAGTTTTACACTAGCGACATTAAAAACAGCCGTTCAAGACTTCATGGAGTCTACCGAGACGACATTCACTGCGCAGCTCAACACCCTGATCAAAGAATCGGAAAACCGGATATTTGATCATGTTCAGCTGCCCGTGCAGAGAAAGAATGTGCAGGGCGCAACAACTGCGTCAAACCGTTTCTTGGCCACGCCGACTGACTTCTACGCGCCGTTTTCAGCTGCAATCATTACGGGCAACAGATATTACTACCTCGATTTCAAGCATCCCAGCTTTATCAAAGAATTTAGTCCCACAACGACCGTTGAGGGCCGACCGAAATATTACAGTTTGCTCGATGACACAGCTTTCGAGCTCAGCCCTATACCGGACCAAGCCTACACGGTTGAGATTCACTATCTGTATAAGCCGGCGAGCTTAACTTCCGGCGCGGATTCCGGCACAACGGTGTTATCTACCGATTACCCTGATGCCCTGCTGTATGGAACTTTAGTCGAAGCGGCCATTTTCTTGAAAGAAGCTCCAGACGTTATTGGCACCTTTGAGGCTCGATTCAAAGAAGCGTTGGCTCGAATGAAGAATACCTCTGAGGGTCGGAAGCAACGTGACGAATATAGGTACGATTCGCTTCGTCAAGGCGTTTCTTAGTGGAACGGCTTGACGAGCTTGAGGGCGCACACGTTGCCCTGCTTGGCTTGGGCATATCTCAGATTGATTACGTCATTGCGAGAGAAAATTCCGTCAATTGGGACGAGACGTGGGGATGTGGCAGTTCAGCCGCTGTTTTTGATTTAGACCGGCTCTTTATGATGGACCCCGCCAGCCGATTCTTCGACACGAACGACGCTGGCAAGCAAACGGACGTCATGCGTGAAATCCTTCCGGTTTTGGAAATCCCTATTTATTCTTGCGAATTAGACGATCGGGTGCCTTGGATTGTTGAGTATCCTCTGCAAGAGGTGGTCGAAGCCACGAAATGTGCTTACATGAACACGACGGTGGCTTATGCCGTGGCTTTTGCCTATTGGAACAATGTTGCGCACATCGACCTATTTGGGATTGATTTCAGCTACAAGGGCAATCTGCATTTTGCAGAAGCCGGCAGGGCTTGTGTTGAGTTTTGGCTATCCAAGTGCATTGAAAAAGGCATCAAGGTTGGCGTCAGCCCTCGATCGACATTGTTAGATTCTAACGTGCCTCTGAATGAGCGCCTGTACGGCTATCATCGTTTGGATGACCCAAAAGTAGCGCTGCCAAAAGATGATCTTTGGTTTGTGTGCGACCAGTCGGAAATGGAAGAAAGGATTGCCAGCGGCGAGACAACGATTCAGAAAGAACCAACACCGCCAGAGCCGTTCAAGGGATGACTGACAGCTTTATACAGCTGGGCCAGGTCACGGTTTCGACAACCAACAATAAAGGCCATGACCCAGAATTTTGGGCCGAGCAGGTGACCAACAAGATTTGCGGGATTTCTGAGCACGCACCTGAGCACGTCAGGCAGCAAGCTTTAGCTTTCAGAAAAGCGGTGTATGATATAGTGCTACGAGGCATACGCAGTGGAATTGCGTCTGATAGAACAACGGTTGTTGGTTTATTGAGGCGGCAAGGCCATGACGACATGGCTAATATCATTAAAGAGCTATAAAAGGAGAAATTTATGGCGATCACAAGCGCAATTTGTAATAGCTTCAAGCAACAGCTGCTGGTCGAGGGGCACAATTTAACGAACGGTGCCGACAGCATCAAGTTGGCACTGTATACCAGCTCAGCCACTTTGGGTGCCGGCACCACTGTATATGTGACGACTGGCGAATCATCTGGCACAAACTACAGCGCGGCTGGGCAAGCACTCACCAACGTAACGCCAGCCCTTTCTGGAAGTGTAGCGGTTTGCGATTTCGCAGATGAGGTGTTTGCAACAGCGACGGTCACAGCTCGAGGCTGCTTGATCTATAATTCCACTAACGGAAATAAAGCCATTGCTGCGATTGATTTTGGCGCAGACAAGGTTTCAACGGCGGGCGATTTTACTGTCGTATTTCCGAGCGCCTCAAGCAGTGCAGCGATTATCCGGCTGGCCTAACGTGAGACTCGGACATGCCACTTACCGTATTCAACTTTAAGGCCGGGATAAACAAAGAAGAGACTGACTACTCCAATGAGAGCGGGTGGGTTGACGGAAACTTTGTGCGCTTTAGAAAAGGACGTCCAGAGAAAATCGGCGGATGGGAAAAGCTTTCGTCAGACACATACATTGGTTCTGCCCGAGCTCTGCATTCATGGATTTCTCTGGGCGGTTCACGCTATCTCGGCTTGGGCGCGACTCAAAAGTATTATATCGAAGAGGGCGGAACCTATAACGACGTAACGCCTATCCGAAAAACATCCACCAACAGCATTACGTTTGCTGCCACTAACGGCTCGTCAACCATAACGGCGACCGATAGCAGCCACGGAGCGGTAAACGGCGATTTTGTGACGATTTCCGGTGCAGCAACACTCGGCGGACTGATTACCGCTGCCGTCTTGAATCAGGAATATCAAATTAGCCTAGTCACAGCCACGAACACTTACGAAATAACAGCCAAAGATACGGCTGGTGGGACAGTAACGGCCAATGCTAGTGACTCAGGCAATGGCGGCAGTGGCGTTGATGGCATATATCAAATTAATTCTGGACTGGACATCTATGTCCCGTCTACCGGTTTTGGTGGCGGAACGTGGGGCGCGGGTGGTTTTGGCTCATCCAATGCAATTGCCGCCAGTGGCCAGTTACGGCTCTGGACGCACGATAATTTCGGAGAGAATCTAATCATCAACCCGCGCGGCGCAGGTATTTACCGTTGGGTTGAGAACAACGGCTTGACCGTTAGAGCCTTAGATCTAAGCGGTATCAGTGGCGCCAACTTGGTGCCAACCGTTGGGCTGCAGGTCATTACGTCCGAGACTGATAGACACTTGATTGTTTTAGGCGCTGATCCAATATCGAGTGGTGCTCGCACCGGAACAATAGATCCGATGTTGGTTGCGTTTTCGGACACAGAGAACGAGTTGGAATTTGAGCCGCTGACGACAAACAGTGCTGGCTCATTGCGACTATCATCTGGCTCGCTGATTATCGGTGGACTAAAATCCAGACAAGAAACTTTGATTTGGACAGACACCAGCCTGTACAGCATGAATTTTATCGGGCCGCCTCTGACGTTTGCATTGAATCTTATCAACGAAGGTGCTGGACTGATTGGCCCTAAAGCGGCAGCCAATGCGCCAACGGGCATCTATTTCATGTCTAAGAATGCCTTTTACTTTTACAATGGATCGGTGCAAAAACTGCCTTGCTCGGTGCAGGATTACGTTTTTGACGATCTAAACCTCACTCAATCATTTAAGTGTCATGTTGTCGTCAACGCAGAATTTTCTGAGGTGTGGTTTTTCTATCCGTCACTTGAGGACGACACCAACGAAATATCGCGCTACGCCATTTACAATTATGAAGAGCAAACGTGGTCGATCGGATCTTTGGTGCGTTACGCTTGGCTTGATGCGGGCATTGAGGATAAACCCAGAGCCGCCGGCGACAGCTATATTTATTTGCATGAAACCGGATATAACGACGACACATCCAGCATGGACAACGTGTTCATTGAATCTGGCGACATTGACATCGGAGACGGCGCCAATTTCGTCTTTATAAAGAAAATCGTGCCCGACGTGCAATTTGACACCTCTTTGGGGATATTAAATTCACCGGCCATCAATGCGGTTATCAAGCGCCGAAATTATCCGGGCGAGAGCTTGACCACAGATTCAACCACACAGATAACACCGACAACTACATTCGGTGGTCTGCGCACAAGGACCCGACAAATGGCCTTGCGTTTCGAGTCGGATGACGACAACGCTAATGCAGCGGACCGGAAAGATTACAAATGGCGAATCGGTAATACGAGGCTGGACATACAAGCTTCAGGCCGTAGAGGTTAGTGTCTAAATTACTGCCAACTCGACTACCGTTAGCGCAGCAAGGCGAGTCAGTATCGGCGAACACATTCAATCGGCTAATCAGGATCTTAGAGCTCAATCTTGGAGCGCAAGATCCCGATAATGTTCAGCATTTTAGCGCAGATGATCTTTCTGCGTTACAATTCAAATCGGGTGCTATAATATTTAACACTACGGTAGAGGTGCATCAGGCGTTTGACGGTAATACATTCAGGGACTTATATTCGCATCAAACTTACCCCAGCGGAGTTCAAGTAAGCTCAGCGCTAGGGGCGGTCACAATCGAGATAACATGACATGGGCAACGACGATCTAAAGAATGCATTAATGAGAGCGCAGGGCGTGCAAGGATTTATGGGTGGCGGAATGGCTACTCACGCTATGCCAGATGGCACGGTTATGCCAGGCGCTACTCACGCAGATTATGAGGCAATGGGTTATCAAGAAGGCGGCCCAGCCGAATCAATATCACCCGAATTGCTAGAAAGAATTGATCGGTTTGCCGGTGGCGCTCCAAGCGTGATGGAAATGACTGGAGCTGCTGTTACCCCCGAAGAAATGCAAGCTATTGCTCGTCAGCAACTCGGCGCTCAGATGACTGAAAGGGAAGGTGAAAGGCTGGCAGCGGGGAGGAGCGCTGGAACAGACCTTCGACAGCTCCTCGGCGCTCAGATGACTGAA